GGCGATCCGGGTCACGATGCCCGGCGTCGGCGCGGATGAGGCGCGGTCTGCGGTGCTTTCGTGGTGGACGGTGGAAAAGGCCGAGAGGATGCCAACATGACCCCGAAGCAGCAGCGATTCATCGACGAGTACCAGGTGGACCTGAACGCCGCAGCGGCGGCCAGGCGGACTGGGTACTCGCCGAAGCGAGCCGATGCGCTGGGCCACGAGACCCTGAGGAAACCCGAGGTCGCCGCCGCCATCGCTGCAGCGCAGCAAAGCCGCAGTCAGCGAACGCAGGTCGACGCCGACTGGGTGCTCAAGCGACTGCACCGCGACGCGACGGCCAACATCGCCGACTTGTTCGACGAGCAGGGGAAGATGAAGGCGCCGGACCAGTGGCCCGAGGCGTGGCGGCAGGGCCTGGTGGTGGGTGTCGAGTCGTTCGAGGAGTACGCCTTCGAGGACGGCGTGAAGCGTCCCATCGGCATGGTGCGCAAGCTGAAGCTGTCCGAGCGGTCGAAGTACGTCGAGATGATCGGCCGGCACGTGGACGTTGGCGCCTTCCGCGACCGCGTCGAGCACACCGGCAAGGGTGGTGGGCCGATCCCCCATACGCACAGCCTCTCCGATGCAGATCTCGCAGACATCGCGTCAGGCCGCCGCGGCTGAGCTGCTGCGACGCCGCCGAGCTCGCGCATCGTTGCCGGGCTTTGCCAGCGCCATCGATGTTCCCGGCAAGCCCGCTGGCGACGACGCCGAGGCGTGGCTGTTCCAGCCGGTGGAAACTGCACTGGCCGCGCACCATCTGCTGCTGCTGCAGCTGATCGAACGCGCCGCCGCAAAGCGCTACGGGCGTTTCATGGTCTTCATGCCGCCAGGTTCCGCGAAGTCGACGTACACCAGCGTCGTCGCGCCGACCTACTTCATGGGCCGAGAGCCCGGGACCAAGATCATCCTGGCCAGCTACGGCACCGACCTGGCGCGGCGCCACGGGCGCAAGGCGCGGCAGATCGTCAAGTCCAGCGGCTACACCGCGCTCTTTGGTGCGCGGCTGGCCGCCGACTCGGCCGCGGCGAACGAATGGGCATTGGACAACGGCAGCGAGTACCTGGCCGCCGGGTTGACCGCGGGCCTTACTGGCAACCGTGCGCATGGCGCGCTGATCGACGACCCCATCAAGGGCCGCGCCGAGGCCAACAGCGAGACGATTCGCAAGTCGACGTGGGAGGCCTACACCGACGACCTGCAGACGCGGCTGGCGCCCGGCGGCTGGATCGGCCTGGTGCAGACACGCTGGCACCAAGACGACGTGGCAGGACGTCTGCTGCCTGAGGGCTACGACGGCCGGTCTGGCATCGTGCGCTGCACCGATGGGCGCGACTGGGAAGTCCTCAACCTGCCGGCCAAGTGCGAGCGCCTCGACGACCCGCTGGGCCGCGCAGCGGGCGAGTACCTTTGGCCGGAGTGGTTCGACCGCCGCCACTGGGAGGCCTTCGAGAACGCTCCACGCACGTGGTCGGCGCTGTTCCAGCAGCGCCCGGCGCCGGACGAGGGCGACATCTTCAAGCCCGACCAGATCGAGATCATCGACGCGCTGCCGGCCGGGCCGATTCGATGGGTGCGCGCATGGGATCTGGCCTCGACGAACGATGGCGACTGGACGGCGGGGCCGAAGCTCGGCGTCACCCCCGCCGGGCGCTACGTCATTGCCGACATGGTGCGGATGCGGGAAGGCCCCGATCGGCGGGACCGGGCGATGCTCACTACCGCGCAGGCAGACGGGCGGGGGGTGCGGATCAGCATCCCCCAGGAACCGGGGCAGGCCGGCAAGACGCAGGTGCTGGCGCTGACGAGGATGCTTGCCGGCTACAGCGTGCACAGCAGCCCGGAGACAGGCGACAAGATCACCCGCGCCGAGCCCTTCGCCAGCCAGGTCAACGTCGGCAACGTGTCAATCCTGCGCGGCCCGTGGAACGCCGCGCTGCGCGACGAGCTGCGCATCTTCCCGAACGGCACCAATGACGACCAGGTCGACGGCCTGTCGCGGGCCTTCGAGGCCTTGATGGGCGGCCAGGGCCGCACCGAGACCATGCACATCAACGGAGTCTGACCCATGCGCATCCGCCCCGACGCCTTGCAGCACGCGATCAGCCCCGAACTTCGGGAACTGCTGGCCGCCGTGCAGGCGCTTCCCTGCGTCGACTCGCGTCGCTCGATGATGCGCACCCTGCGCGGCCTGGCAGGGCGCCGGCTGTACATCGCGCGGCGCGACGTGGTGGCGCCTGACCAGCTGGCGTTGGCGGTCGACCTGCTCAACCAGCGCATGCGGGTGGCCGACTGCCGCGACGCGCTCATGGTGCGCCTGGGCATCAAGAAGACCGGCGCCTACAAGCTCATCACTGCCGCGCTGCAGACCCGGGCTGGTGTGGTGCCGGCCACGTCGCCGCATGCCAACGGGCTGCGGCAGCTTGCGCTGGCCCTGGAAGACGACGGGAAGGACTGACCTATGCCACGCCCCATCGAACGCCGCATCGCGGCCGCCAATCGCCGCGCGGACGCCTCCTCGGCCTATGCCTCGGCCACCATCGACGCGCTGGCCCGCGCTGCGTTCAACAACTTCCTGGCTGCGCTGCAGGCAGACCCGACGCTCGACGTGCGCGAAGCGATCCTGGCCGCCCAGGTGGACTTCTCGGTCGGCATGGCCGAGGCGCTGCGCGAAGCCTTCGAAACGCTGCTTGCCAAGTCCATCGGGCTCGGCCAGGTGCGTGCGCTGCCGGTGGGCTGCATCACCCTGTCGCGCAGGCTCTACGTGCACAACGTGCAGACCGCGGCCGAGGTAACGGCGCTGGTGCGCCAGCACGCGGCCGGGGTCACCCAGGCCCGCGACCTGTCGATGGCGCTGTACGACGGGTACAACGCCACGGACGGCATCCGCAGGCCGCTGGAGGGTGCAGCTCGAGCAACGCTGCCCCGTGCCCTGCGCGAACTGACCGCCGACAGCAACGCCCGGCGCACGCTGTCGCTGCTGCAGCTGCAGGGCCAGCGGCAGGCCGCCCGGCTGAAGACCCGGGCGTTGCGGGCCGCGTACCTGGAGAGCTTCGAGGCGTGGAAGGACGGCGCGGGCGAGAAGGCGCTGCGCAAGCGCCTGGACGTGGCGCTGCGCGAGAAGAACCGCTACTTCGCCGACCGCATCGCCCAGACCGAGCTGCACCGGGCGCACCAGACGCAGGTCGCGGCCGACTTGATGGACGATGAACTCACGACCGTGGTGCAGGTGGTGATGAACCCGACGCACCCGCGCACGGACATCTGCGACCTGCACGCGCGGGCGGACCTGTGGGGCCTGGGGCCTGGGCGCTACCCGAAGGAGAAGGCGCCGCGGGCGCCGTTTCACCCGTTCTGCCGGTGCAAGCTGAAGTCGAGGCCGTCGCAGGAAGCCACAGAGGGCCGTGCAGCACCGCTGCCGGACGCCGAGTGGCTGCGCACGCTGCCCGAGCGCGACCAGGGCATGGTCATGGGCTCACGCGAGCGCGCAGAACGGGTGCTGCGCGGGGCGTCAGCGGAGGACATCATCAACGAGGGCAAGCCCGAGCCCTACCGCCTGGTGCGCGTGGGGGATGCGGCTGCGGTGCGGCATCCGCTGATCGAGCGGGAGGCTACGCCTGCCCCATGACCACCACGCGCAACACCATCATCTTGAACGCCTCGCCGCGGTCCTCGTCGGTGATGGTCTCGACGTAGCGAGCCGCGTAGGCGCCGGCCTTGGGCAGCGCGTCGATGAGCGCGCGCTCCATGGTGAACAGCTCGTCGTACAGCCCCTCCATGCCCGCCTCGGTGCCGTCGTCGTTGCCCTCGAACTCGTGCAGCGGGCGGCCGAAGTAGATCAGGCACTCGACCGCGCGCACCGACATGGCCGGCAGGTTGCGCGCGAAGTCGGGCACGGTCAGTTCGGCAGGCACGATGCGCACGATCGGGTAGTCGTCCGGCACGATGCCGGCCTCCAGCCCGATGCGGCAGGTCTGGACGCCGTCCACCGCAGCCAGCGCGGTGCGCAGGTAGCGCAGCAGGTCCATCGGCGTGGCCATGGGTCAGCCCCGCTGCAGGTCGACGGAGAACAATGAGCCGCCGCCGTTGGGCGTGATGCCGGCCGCATCGTCGGCCACCTTCTGCGCGGCGCGGGCCTGGGGCAGCGCCAGGTCATACGCCTTGCGGTAGGCGCTGAGCTTGGCCGAGAACACGTCGTCGGCGGCCTTCATGCACTCGGCGCAGGCGATCAGGTAGGCCTGCAGCGTGGTCAGCCGCTCGACCCAGTAGGCGGGCAGCGTACCCAGTGCGGTGACGGCAGCGTAGGCCGCATCCTCGCGCGCACCCGTGACGTGGGGCGCAAGGTACGGGTCGGCGTAGGGGTAGCGCAGGGCCATGGATCAGGCTCCTCGTTGTCGGATGATGGCCTCGACGTGCCGCTGGAACATCAGCGGGGCCTGCGAGGCGGCGCGGACGAACCAGGGGTCGGCCTTGTTGCCGGGGTGGCGGGCGCGCTTCGAGAAGCGGAAGTTGTTGCCGCTGACCCAACGGAGGGAGCGCTTGTTCTTGGGCACGATCAGGTGCGGCTTCGTCCCCCAGTGCACGAACAGCGCATGCTTTGCGCGCTGCGTGTCGTGCCCGACGATCCAGCCCGTCGGCCCGGTGCGGCGCTTGCCGATCGAGGCGAACAGCGCGCCCGACTTGCTGTGCTTGCCGGCCTCGCGCTCGACGTAGCTCTCCACGTCCTCGGCCAGCCGGTCCAGGGCCTTGCGCGGGGACTGGCCCAGGCGCAGCAACTCGCGCCGGACCTGTTCGCCGCCGTAGGTGGTGGC